CAAAAAGTTTATCGACGCTATTCCTTTGAACACTTCTATTGGTTACCCCTTGGGTGGTACTAAACGCCGTTTTGTTACGGAGTTGGAACCTACTTTGGAGAAACCAAATAATAGAGTGTTCGATGAGGAGATTGTTGATGAGATTGCTCGGTGCGAGGAGTGCTACCGTCGTGGAGAACGTGCTTATACTATTGCTAAGGCTTGCAAGAAGGATGAGGTGCTTTCCAAACCGAAGTGCAGGATTTTCTATGGTAATCCCATAGCCCTGACATTTTTGGTTCGGAAGTATTTCTTGCCCATTTTGCGAGTAATGCAGTTTAATCCTAAGACTTCGGAGTGTGCTGTTGGTATTAACAGTCATGGTCCGGAGTGGCAGGAGTTGCATGAGCACATTTTCCATTTTGGTGAAGATCGTTTAATTGGTGGAGATTATGGCAAATATGATCAAAAATTGCCCTCCCAATTGATTTTCGCCGCTCTCAGAATTATGATCGATTTCGCACGAGAGTGTGATTATTCTGAGGAAGACCTCACTATTATGGAGGCGATGGCTGGCGATTTGGTTTACGCCGTCATTGCTTATAATGGAGATCTCATTGGATTGACTGAGGGAACCCACATTAGTGGTAACTCTTTGACTGTCATTATCAATGGGATTTGTGGAAGTTTGAATCTCCGTTGTTTCTTCTATAGTGAGTATCCAGCAGCTGACTTTGCAACTCGTATGAAGTTCCGTGACTATGTGAAATTGGTTACTTACGGTGATGATAATATTGGATCCGTGAATCCTGAAATTGACCGTTTCACAATCAAGGGAGCTTCTGAGTTTTTGGCTAAGTACGGTCAAACGTATACTATGCCAGATAAGGAAAGTGAGTTGTTGGATTTTCTTCCTCCTGAGGAATTTGAGTTTCTTAAAAGGAAGAGTGTGTTTGTGCCCGAGTTGGGCGTTCACGTTGGAGCTTTGATCGATAAGTCGTGTTATAAGATGCTTCATTGTTATCTTAGAGACAAGTCTTCTCCTCTCACTGAGGAGCATGCTTGTGCTCAGAATGTCGATACTGCGCTCCGTGAATGGTTCAACCATGGTCGGGACAAATACGAGCTGCGTCGCAATCAGTTGTCAGAGATTGCTGGACGCACGGGAATTCGCCACCTTTGTACCGAATTAGACATCACGTTTGATGAAAGGGTGGATCTTTGGAAAGCGAAGTATGAAGGAAGAGCGTTGAAGAATTTTTCTGATACGCCTACCGCTTTGTTTTCCGATCTATAGGTTTCGAGATTTCCTTAATAAGATCGCCCCGGCCGACACACTGGGGTTCCTGTGTATAGTTGAA